GTTTAGACAGGAGTTCATGGCGTCCTTTGAAGCCAGAGGTTCTGAGATGTTCAAGGAGGATTGGGTCAAGTTTGGTGAGTCTCCAGAAAACGGTGACTACTACATAGCCATTGACTTAGCTGGCTTTGAGGAAGTCAATAAGCAACGTACCAAGAACAGTAAACTGGACGAAACAGCCATAGCGGTTGTTAAGGTCAATGACAATGGGCATTGGCACGTAGAGAACATAGTGCATGGGCGCTGGGAGTTGTCTGAGACAGCCAGAAAGATATTTGAGGTTGTCAGGGACTACAGGCCCATAGGCATAGGGATAGAGAAAGGTATTGCTAGACAGGCTGTTATGTCCCCGTTAACGGACATGATGAAGCGGTACGGGATGTTCTTTAGGGTTGATGAGTTGACCCATGGGAACAAAAAGAAGACTGATAGGGTCATGTGGGCGCTACAGGGCAGGTTTGAAAATGGTTTCGTAACCCTTGACAAAGGAGAGTGGAACAGTCGGTTCTTAGACCAGTTGTTTCAATTTCCTGACCCACTGACACATGATGACCTTGTGGACGCACTGGCTTACATAGACCAGTTGGCTAAGATAGCGTACACATACGACTTTGAAATAGATGACCATGAAGTTTTGGACACAGTAACGGGGTACTAAAATGGCTAAACAGGGACTTTACTCAAACATAAACGCTAAACGCAAGCGTATTGCCAAAGGATCTGGTGAGACAATGCGTAAGCCCGGCTCTAAAGGCGCACCTACTACCAAAGCCTTCAAACAAGCAGCTAAGACAGCTAAAAAAGGGAAGAAAAAGTAATGGAGTACGGTGACAACGACACCCTTGCCACTGAGCAACATATTGAAGATTGGGTCATAGACAAGTGCAATACTTGGCGTGACCACTACGAATCCAACTACGCAGAGCGTAACGAAGAATACTATAGGCTCTGGCGTGGTATCTGGGCATCCCAAGACTCAGACAGAAAGAGTGAAAGAAGCAGAATTATCAGCCCTGCACTACAGCAGGCTGTGGAGTCCAGCGTAGCGGAGATTGAGGAAGCTACGTTTGGTCGCGGTAAATACTTCAGTATTACTGATGACATGGACGATCAGGACAATCAGGACATTGTGTACCTGAGAACCAAACTCCACACTGACCTAGAGAAAGCAAAGCTACGTCAGTCCGTAGGAGAGTGCCTTATCAATTCAGCAGTCTTCGGAACAGGGATTGGTGAGGTAGTGCTTGAGGAAGTCAAAGAGATGGCTCCCGCCACCCAACCTATCATGGGTGGTGAGTTGACAGCAGTGGGTGTTAATGTGACTGACCGTACAATGGTCAAACTGCGACCCATCCTTCCTCAAAACTTTCTCATCGACCCTGTCGCTACCAACGTAGATAATGCGCTTGGAGTTGCTGTAGATGAGTTTGTGTCAAGACATCTTGTGGAGGAACTACAGGAGTCTGGAGTGTACGCTGATGTGTACGTCGGTAACGCTCCAAGAGACTATGAGCTAGAGCCTGACCAAGAGCTATCCAGCTTTGATGACGATAAAGTACGTCTAACAAAATACTACGGTAAAGTACCTCGACACCTGCTACTAAAGTCTGAAAAAGAACTGATGATGGCTGACGATGAGGACATAGCTGAGATAGAGACACTTGTTGAAGATGATGACGATGAGACAACTGAAAGTTTCTACGTGGAAGCAATCATTGTCATTGCCAACGGTGGCATACTCCTGAAGGCTGAAGAAAACCCCTACATGATGGGTGACCGTCCTATCGTTGCATTCCCTTGGGATGTTGTGCCGGGAAGGTTCTGGGGTCGTGGTGTTTGTGAGAAAGGCTTTAACAGCCAAAAGGCGCTTGATACAGAGCTTCGCGCACGTATTGATGCCCTATCCCTTACTGTGCACCCAATGCTTGCTATGGACGCTACACGGCTTCCTAGAGGGTCTAGGCCAGAGGTACGCCCCGGTAAGATTGTCCTAACCAACGGTGACCCACGGCAAGTCCTACAACCCTTTAACTTTGGGCAAGTTAGTCAGATTACATTTGAGCAAGCCAATGCGTTACAAAGAATGGTACAAATGTCTACAGGAGCGATTGACTCTGCTGGCATCCCCGGAAGCATCAATGGAGAAGCTACAGCTGCTGGCATCAGTATGTCTCTTGGTGCTATTATTAAGCGTCACAAACGCACACTAATAAACTTCCAAGACTGTTTCCTAATACCGTTTGTTAAGAAAGCTGCGTGTCGTTACATGCAGTTTGACCCTGAAAACTACCCTGTTGCTGACTACAAGTTTAACGCTACTTCCACACTGGGCATCATTGCCCGTGAGTACGAAGTAACACAGCTTGTACAGCTTTTGCAAACAATGTCACAGGACTCACCTCTGTACAACACACTTATAGAGTCCATCATTGACAACATGAACCTGTCAAACCGTGAGGAACTGACTGCTAGACTACAGGAAGCAGCACAGCAATCACAACCTACTCCAGAGCAACAACAGTTGGCTCAGGCTGCACAACAGGCGCAATTACAGGTCCAGCAGTCTCAGACAGCAGCGTTGAATGGACAAGCTACTGAGTCACAAGCCAGAGCGCAGAAGATGGCTGTAGAAACTCAGTTAGCACCACAGGAGCTAGAGATTGACAGGATCAAGGCTATCACAACCAACCTACAGGCAGGCGACCAAGACGATAAGGAGTTTGAACGTAGGCTGAAGATGGCGCAAACTATGCTGAAAGAGAAAGAGATTGATCTCAAGATTGGACAGCAGCAACGGCAAGGATAGTAACATGGTAATCACTTCAGTACAATTTCAAGACGCTATAAACCAAATCAACGCCAAGTTTGAACAACTTGAAAACAAGATTAAGGAACTAGAATCTAAGAATGAAGCGAAAAAGCCAGCGCAGACGCGCAAGACTAAACAGGAAGCTGCTTGATGGCGAAACCAAGGAAAGGAAAAGCGAAAGTAAAGGTAACCTCTAGCGGGAAGAAAGTCTCCTATGGACAAGCTGGTTCAGCAAAAGGCGGTGGCCCTAGAGTCAAGCCGGGAACCAGCAAAGGAGACAGCTACTGCGCTAGAAGTTTAGGTATCAAAAAGAGATTACCTAAGAAAAAACAGAATGACCCTAACACTCCAAACAACCTGTCACGCAAGCGTTGGAAGTGTTCAGGAGCTAAGTCAAGAAAAAAATAAGGACTAAACATAATGGAATCTGAGTTTATACCTGTATTTGATGACCCTGAAACAAGTGCTTTGCGGCTCAACTCAGAGACAATCTCCTACTTAGGAGGTTCCCTCATTGAAGCACAAGACCCTGATGTACAGCTAGAGATTCTGGAGATGATTAAACAGCACTCTGCTTTTGTCATAGAAACTAGCACAAAGATAGTAAACAGAAAGTCCGGCAAGTTACGGGCAGTATAACAAGGAAAAACAATGACTGATAACGCAATCAAGGTGCCCCAGTGGGCGCTACCAATCGCAGCAGCCGCTGTTAGCCTAGCTGTAGCTTGGGGTGTCCTACAGGCTAATACAGCCCACGCATCAGAGGACAGAGAGCGTATTGCCCAGATAGCGGAGGAAGCCGCAAAAAAAGCACAGGCCAACGGACAGGCACAGGCAGTGACGGAGCAGAAGGTGGAAGCAATAGTCAACTCTCTGGCTCGTCAGGAGAAGATTCAGGAGAAGACCAACGAACAGATACAAGCTCTCGTACAGGCTCTCCTAGCCAAATAGACTATGACCCAAGAAACCCCACTTTGTTCTGCGACATGCGTGAGTACAGGATGCTACGCTATGTGCAACCACCAGCAGAGCGACACAGAGTCGCAAAGAACTGGCTGCTGTTCAACAAAGGACAGTGCGGATACGGTGCGGAAGTGTATGTGCGCAACCAAGGCCCAAGAATCCTTGGCACAGCATGGGACACCAAGCTACTAATTTTAACTTGGGACTTGAGAAAGCCCACAGCTATTAAAACACAGGCTGTCAAGAAAAAGAGAAGAATCTAATGGAGA